CCTATTATTAAAGATTTAAGAGCAATCGCTCTTGCTGTATAATGAAAGTTGCTGTTGAAGATTGCGAAGGATGGTATAAAGACGACATAACTGGAGCAATCCAGTGTGCCGATACCAAAAAATATAATGATTACATGAGAAATTATCGTGCTCGAAAACAAAAAGATAGAGATTTCGATACTTTACAAAATGAGGTTTCTGAGTTAAAATCTGAATTAGGCGATATTAAGTCGCTTTTACTAACGTTAGTCAAAAACCAAAATTAAATTATGTCTGCAACACCTAGTTCAGCACCTGTTGAGAGAGTATCTCAAGAGAGTATGCTTAGTCAGTTTAAAGACCAATTAAGTAAACTCCTTGCAGAGAATCAGCAAATGTCTGATAAAATCAAACAAAATGAAATTCAAGCACTTAAGCTTCAAGGTGCTATTGAAACCCTAGAATATTACAACCCACCAACACCAGAAACAATGTCACATCCTCCAGAAGAGGAAGTAGATAACGTAGATGCGGGATAATATTTGGAAGGGGGAGCAATCCCCCTTTTTTACTAGCATAAATAACTTGGAAGCATTATCTCATAGAGTTGTCGTACAAAAATGGCAAATAGATTACAATTAAGAAGAGGTGGAGCTCAGGAATGGGCAAACTCAAACCCAATTCTCGCACAAGGAGAATTAGGAATAGAATTAGATACTGGTAGATTTAAAATCGGTGACGGTGTTACTGCATGGAACACTCTCCGATATGAACGTCCTGTAGAATCTACATCAAATACTGCAAATACTCTTGTACAGAGAGATGCTGATGGTAATTTTGCAGCAGGTACGATCACTGCGACACTGATCGGTAATGCTTCAACTGCTGCTAGATTGT